CGTTGCCGTCGTACTCGGTGCCATATGTACCTTTGTGGGTATAATTCTCGTCCATTTGCTCGTCAGACTCATCCATCTTCTTTCCGGCTGCGGCGGCTTTTTGGAATGCTGCTTTTCCGTATTTCTTTCGGCCGATGCTAGCTGCAACAGCTTCCGGATCTTCTGCACTTCCGCCCTTTTTAACAGCGGCAACAGTTTTCTTAAAGCCCATGTATTTTTCTTGGAGCTTTTGTTCTGTCTTAGATACACCCTCAAGGATGCTGCCCTTGGCTTCGACGCTTTCGCGAATCATCTCGGCTTCGGCTTTAACTTGTTGTTCTTGTGTTGGTTGTAACTTCTTAAAGATATTAAGAACGTTATACATTCCGTTACTGTTGCTCATCGTACAGATCCTTTTGGTGGTGTTGGGATTTTATTTTGTGTTGATCCAACTGGGCTTTTTGCGCTAGTCGGCTCTTGGTTTGTTGTTTTGCTGTTAGTTTTTTCTTTTGCAGCAAACTCGTAGGTTCTAGAACCTAGCTCTTTTAATAAACTATCTTTACGGCTTTGTCCAACTAGGTCCTGGGCGCCAGCTTCGTCTTTAAGATCTGGGTCTGCTAGTAATGCACCTTCGTGGTCTTTGCCGTGTGCTTCGAATTCTTCATTGAATTCATATGCATTTTTTTCGTATACACAAACGCAATCTGCGTTGATGCCAGCACGTTCTTTAATTAGTTGTCGAATCTGGTTAGCAGTTGTTGGGTACTTAACTGCTACTTCAAAAGTCCAGCATTCGCATGGACCCATCTTTGGGAAATCTCTATGCTCTTGAATAGGCATACTCTTAGGAGCGGTAACTGTATCAACTTCGTAGGCATCTACTGCGTGTTTAATACGTTCCATTACTTCGCCAGTTGGGTTTGTTCCTGCAATCTTAACTTTGTACTCGTAGACTTTGTTAAGACTAGCAATATATTCTTGGTAGGGTTTCATTGCAATGTTTCCTGTATTTTATATTTATTGTTTTTTATTCTTTTCGAGAATCTGGGCCAACAGTGCATTACGATCAAGGATCATACCCTTGCCGTCCACTGGCTCATCTTCGTCTGCTTTATTTGTGTCTTTTTTAATCTGATGATCTAGTCTGGCTTTTTGTAGTTGAAGCTGTATTTGTCTTAGCTTTTTATCCATTTTAGCAGTTTTTGCACTTATGCTGTGCCCCAGCAACTGACTTGCTGTTTGGAAGATAACTCCACCAAATCTCGGATCTACATTCATACCAAGATCTAATAGATCTTCAGCTTTTTCCTTTGCTAGCTTTGCAAGGGCGTCGAGCTCTTCATCCATTGCATCAAGGTCTTTAACCATCGGCAATGCTGAATCAATTTTATCTATTGCTTCGTCCACTTGGACAATAATTTCCTTGTTGTCCTCAATTACTTTTTGAACTTCTTCGGATGTTGCACCCTCAGAAACTTCAGGGAGATTAAATAAGGATTCTAGTTTTTTGGTCATAATGTATTTAACCGTCGAGAATCAACGATTAGTCCAAATTCTAGAAGGAAATATTAAAAAAGGGGCTAAATGCCCCTTTTATTACTGCTTACGAATGCTATCCACTAAACCTGGGGTAAAGTAGTTTTCGTATTTTGTGTAAACTTGCTTAGTAAGCTCTTTGAATTTTTCTTGTTCTTCTTTTGGAAGATCGATAACTTCGATGCCGTCAACTTTGCAACGATATCGAGTTGTTTTGACGTCCTCAATGCTTAGTTCTCTTTCGTGGCGTGCTGCAACTAGTGCTGCATCACTAATTACTTTTTGTAGTTCAGGTGTTAAAGTGTCCCAGACTTTGGTACCAACAAGAATACTTGTTAAGAATAAACTATGTTCGGTATGGTTAACAACTTTAGATACTTTGTTCTGTCCTAATGCATAAACTCGAGGATATGTGCTTTCACCAATATCAACTGTTTCATTGCCTAGGTTATCAGTTAATTCTTCAAGTTCCATTGGTACTACTTCAGCACCGACGCACTTAAAGGTATCAATCGCAACAGGGCTAAAACTAGTTCTTACTTTAACTCCACGCAAGTCTTCAATTTTAGAAACTGGTTCGTTACCAGGGATGATTCTAAAGCCGCCGCTGTATGTAAATGCAAGACCTTTAACTCCAACTTTGTCAGACAATCCATTTAGTAATTGTTGCCCGATAGGTCCTTCAAATACACGACTTGCATGGTCGTGATCTTTAAATAGGAACGGTAAGTCTAACGCTTGGAAGTCTTTATCAATCTTACCAATGGTAATCGTGTAAGTCTGGCTCATTTCAATTTGACCCGCATCTAGTAGGTCAATTAAATCGTGCTTGCTTACAACTAATCCATTGTTGTACTTTTGAGAATACTCACTTAAGGTCATAACTTCAATTTCAAGTTGACCAGGGGCCGCTGCGTTTACTTGGTCAGCAAAAACTTTTGCTGCACGGATAAACAACTCAATTGGTTCGTGGGCTAAAACCCAACGGATTTTTTTTGCTTGTGTCATAGGGGATTTCCTTTAAAAGGTGTTTGATTTGCTAGTATTATTTAGCTTCGTTTATCTGTTTTTCGTAACGGTGTGTGTACACCTTCATTTGCAATACTTTATTTGCAAAGAAGTCGTCTGCTGTTTGCTTAGGCGAAGCAAATTGAGGTGGGCTCATGTCTGCAGATTCCATAAAATACTGCGCTCCAAGTCTTTCTTGTGCTTGCTCAAGTATAGCTGCAATCTCTTTGCGTTTTTCTGCTGGCATTTTTACATTTGCAACAGTTGCAAAGAAGATCGTGGGAGTACTAAACCCCTGTTCTTTTGTTGTTTTAACATTTGGGTATAGCGGGCTTCTTTTATCACAATTAATCCCTAGTATTTGCAAATTAGGATTTTTTTCTTTGAAAATTTTAAAATTAGACGGACGCTCAAGTAAAAAATTAATAGGCTGTCCTCCGGCCATGTTAACCAGAGCATCAAAGTTCGATTTATAAACAATATACCTAACTTTAAAACCATACTTCTCTGCAATCATAAGAGAAGTTATGTGTGCTGCGTTCCCAAAACCGGTCCCGCCTACTGTAATTTCTTTTTGGCCTGCTAGACTAGCGATACCTTTTGCAGTTTCACCGATATTAGTAATAATTGCCCAACATGCATCGCCTTGCGTTACCACAGGCACGTAATCGCTTTCGTTTATCATACCCGACTTAGCGTTCTCTACAAACGCCGGGGCTACTGTTGCAAGTTTATTTTGCGGATTGGTATCCATTGACTTTAAAGCCAAGACGCCGTTAGCCCCAGGTTTGAATTCCAAAACAAAATCGTATTTGTTTTGCATCTTATTTGCAAGTTCAATAGTTTTTAAATACGGTGCTGTGTTTGGTTGGCTGGGACTGGCCCCAAACTGTATTGCAATAGTTTCTGCTGCCTGGGCCAGCGTTGTACCAGCTATCAATAGAGAACAAACAAAACTTCTTATCACGTTATTATTTCCTTGTTAATGTGGCCAATTTTATACGAGTGGCTGTAACACATCCTATATTCCCATGTCTGTGCTGTTTCTCGTTGTACACCAATTACATTATTAGAATTGCTCTTGATGAAACTTTTGTCGATGTTTCTATACAAATGAGTATACCCTCGCATAAAGGTTTTATACCCTGCGGTGTTTCTGAAATCTTCCATCCAATAGTCCCACTCCTGGTAAGACGCTCTAGTAGGCTTATGGCACTGGAACGTCGAAAGATCGTAGTCGGGGTATATGATCCCTTTAACTAAAGATTCGTATGCTGTTCGATTCCAAGCTTGCCATTCAGTGTCAAACATATATTGCATACGTTGATTAACTGGGTGCTCTAACCAACGCTTTATCATGTGACACTGTTTAGCAACCATTGCTCGAGAATCTGGATGCCAGTAAAACAATTCAACTTCAATATTGTCGTATCCGTTGTTTACTGCTGCCGGGGTGGCTGTATGCACTACTCTATCAGTGAACTTTAAGTATAGTTGATTGTTATCTATATAAAGCTTAGGTTTATCAGTACCAAACAGAATTCCGACTTTTTTACCTTTATCAAAGACCTGTAGACTCTCTTTCTGCTTGGCATGGGTATATCTAACAATACAACCTGGGGTAACATAGTCCCCGCACCAGTAAATAAAATTTTCGTCCCATGTCAAGTTGTCGTCGATGATGTCTAAACTAAAATCGTGAACTGTAATTTTAGTGTTAGGGCTTACATTCTGAAGCCATTTTAGTAAAGGTAATGCCGCATGTTCGAATTCGCTAAATTCATTTCTTGCATCAAAGTCTCTGTTGCTTACTTTATACTTGTTCGTACCAGCAGTTGCGTGCCTAACAAAAACTTCGTCTACGTGTAGTCCTTGATTTATAAAACTGTAAAGCATTGTCGTGCTATCTGCGCCGCCGCTGCAATTCAAAATGATATAATCATATTTTTCTCTCAGTTCCCGGGCTCTTGCGTAGTAGTAGTCTCTAATATCCCCCGGAGGTTCTAGAGTCCAATCAAAACTACCAAATTCCATGTCATTGAAGTTCCAATGTAGGTCTTCAAATTTTAATCCAGACTTAGTTGCACCCAGCAGTGCAGATGCTTTATCCCAGTAGATTTGGTCTTTGACTTGGTAAAATCCCAAGAGAGGATTTTTAGATAGGGTTGTATAATCAATTTTAATCATAGGTAGAGGGGGAGTTGTTGAGAAACTGTCCGGGTATTTACCCAGTTATTTTCCCTGATGGAATATTTCGTTTTCGGTTACTACTCGAAAAACCAATCCCTGGTTCTTACACCAGGCACGGGCTGCTTCCCATTTTGCCATATTAACTATAGCTGCGGCCTGAGCACGTGGACTGCGCCCTGCTGCTTCTAATGTAGTTTCTTTAGTTGGCTTTACTTCAATAACTTCGGCATGCTTTTTGCCAGTTTTGTCTACGTAAACTATTAAGAAATCTGGTACGTAAATTGTGTTTTTATTTGTTAACGGATTGCGATAGTTTATGTGTATTGCTTCACTTGCCCATTGAATGATGCTAGGATTGTTATCGCAGAATTGCATAAACACAAACTCCCACCCAGACCTATAAGTTGGGGATTTGTTTCCTACATACTTTTCAGGATTTTTTATCTGAAAAACGCCTTGGGCGTACTTACTCATAGAATAATTGTTCTGTTAACGTATTTATTAGTAATCGGTTGATTTGTGATACCAAGGTAGCTTGTACCTTTTCTTTGAATATTTAAGAAATACACAAGGTAAGCATTGAGCTGACCTTTAGGTAGCTTAATAAATTCTGTCAATGCTTGCATAGGATCAACACCTTGCGACTTGGCTGTATATATAACTGCGCTTGCAAGGGCCCTGGCGCTTTCTTTGTTGTAACTTAGTTCTTCAAAGTAGGCTAAGATACTAGCATCAACGTTTGGACTAACATTTACATTAGGTGTAAAATAGTTATTAAAATATGATGGTCCTTTTACATTATCGTTTGTTTCAACGTTAATAGCGTCAAGATTGTAATTTAAATTTCGTTCAGTTGTCATGCTGCGTCATCCCCGCTATAACCTTGGTTAGTTGGTACTCCGGATAAGATATCGTTGTTCATTGCAGTCATTGGGTTCTCACTAGCAATAGAACTTGCATAGTCAACTTGCGTCGGCGAAGACGGATTTAGTCTTTGATTTGCCGCTTGTTCGGCATCTGTTGCTAAGGCTGTTAGCTGTGCATTGTAAACAACACTAGGAGCACCAGACTCTGACGTTACATCAGTTGTTGCAACGGAGCCATCTGTATTAAAATACCCGCCAGTAGTTGATCCAAGTTGAGCAGTAGTATAGTTGTCTAATGCTGCTGTAGATTGGTTTTGTGCTTCTGCTGTTACTGTCGAGACTGGAACCGATCCGGTAATATTTGGCCCTAGGATCGCTGCTTCCTTAGGTGTGCGTGAAGGTAACTCTCCCACACTATCAACCTTGCCAGTAGATGGGTCAATCTTAATTAACTTATTAAGAGCACCGGACCCTAGTAGCAGGCCGCCTGCTGCAACTAGGCCGCCTGCTTTATTCCCAGATAGCACACTTGCGCCAAGGCCTGCTAGTGCTACCCCTGCCAACAATGGTGTAGACCCGGATCCAACATTACCTCCGTTGCTAGTTGCACCCCCAACAGGGTTCGTAAAAACACCCGATTGATTATTTTTTCCGTATTCGTATATTGGTGTACCGTTGGCCAAATTACCAGTGTTTGGTACAAAGATCCTGTTTAAAGGATTGTTGCCTCTTAATACATCTGTTCCTAGCTGTGTTAGTTCAGCTTTTGCAACATCCTTGAGGTTTGTGTTTTTTAAATTCTGATAACCACGGAATGCTGTAAAGAACGCTGCTGCGGGATCTTTTTTACCAATATTGTCAACTGTGCTACTTGCTATATCTATTAGTCCACCGGGACCTAAGATACTCTTAGTTCCACCACCAGCTGGAGTTAGTGGACTCGGGGAACGATCGTAGTGTAAAGCCTCGCCAAATCCTTTAACAGTTTCTGTATTAACCCACCCAGCTGCATATAGCACTGTTTCAAATGCAATAGTCATTTCGTGCTGCATCGGATCTGAACTTCCAGCTTGGTGTTGCCCGTGTCTGAACGAGGTTATAGTCGGGTTGATTAGCGTGTATTCAGCAAAACGCTTTTGTGCCATACTGTACAATCGTATGGCTTTAATAAACTGATTTCCAGCGACCCCAGACACTCCTGTCTTTGCTCGAGGACTATATCCCCACTGGTTCTTATCTCGCTTTTTGTATTTTGTATCTGCATAATAAGTTGGATTTGGCATACCTGCTTGGTCTGCATATCCTAGATCTGCATCTCTATAGTAATAGTTATAGTAGTCAAACCATAAACTACGAACTACGTCGGCGTGGTCGTCGTGAAAAGTAATAGTAATTTGATCGTACTTTATTTTTGTTTGTACAATGTTAGGTTTGTTGTAACTGTTCAGTGTTTTTGTATCTACTGTAAACTTTGGTAAGTCGACCGACTTAACTAACATACCAAACTCTTTTTGTTGATCAACTCCCATCCTTGTAATTTCAGGATTAAGTTCAAAATATACATGGTAAGAAAACCCTTGCCTTGGTGCAAGTCTAAAGTTATCACTAACAAACAGCTTACTAGCGTGTTTGAAATCTTTAATTTGATCCCCTTGACCAAGTTGCTTTAAAAACTGATTAATGCTCAAGATAGTTTCCTCTTATACAATATTTAGCCATTAAAAAAGCCCGGTTATTAGCCGGGCTAGTTTGACTTATATATTATATATTCGTCTGGTTTAACCAGTAACTGATGTGCCAATGGTTCGACCAACTAGTGTACCAACACCAGTACCAGCTGGGGTTTGTACTGCGTTATCGAACTTGATAGTCAATGCAATTTGCACAGGATCGTTACTGCTATAAGCCATATCGCCGTAATCGACTGCGGATAACATGCAGCCATACAGTTCCCATGTTTCTAAAACATTGGGTTGGTTAGCACCGTTGCCGCCATCAAGTACTTCGTAGCGAAGTAAAAACTTGTAGTCAATACCGGATGCTGCACTGCTCTGTTCTGCAAAGTCAAATTGCTTTTGGATTTGTTCGCCGACTAGGCGACTGATATTGCCAGCAGCATCATCGCGCAAGTTAACGGTGATGTCTTGCCATTCTGGCTTACCTTGTAAGTATACCTTGCTGTTATAAACATCAAGTGTAATCGGGTTAAAGTTAACGTTTGGACGCTTGATATCAACAACTTGTTTTGTTAATTCTGCCACGTCTGTGCTTACACCGAAGTTCTCAAATGTTGCACGGAAACGATACTTTAGTTTTGGCATTAGCAAGCCCTGAGTGCTTGCACTCTGGTTAGTTGCTAATGGTACTGTTAATCTTGTTAGCGAGGAAATTGCCATCTTGTTCTCCTATATAGGTATTTACCAGAATTTTGGTAAGTTAATGGGGGCCTTGCGACCCCCATTAAGTACCTACTTTATTTGCCTAACTTGGCGATGTCTCCTGGGTTATACAAGCGAATTGGGATGTAGATAAATTCAACATCTTTCATCGGCTCGATTGCCACATCAACATACAACTCGTTACGTGCAATACGTGCTGGTGTGTTGTTACTTTCGTCACATACCACTAGGTAGTCGTATACACCTCGCTTGCTTACCAAGTCGTTGATTGCTCCGCTGATAATGTTCTTAATCTGATCTCTTGTGATCTTATCGTTAGGTTCGAACAAGAAGCCATTACCAACTTGTGCAAGTACTGTACGGATATAGTTAACTAGACGTGCTACGTTAACTCTGTCCATTGCGCTTGCAAACGGATTACGAGTTTTCTGACCCCATACAACTAAACCTACGCCAGGTAAGTTAGTAATCGGGTTAACCTTGTTCTCGTACAAGGTATCACGAAGACCTTGGTTAACACCAATGGATACATACTCTCCGCTTACACTGTCAATGTAACCAACGCTAGTTGCATTGTCTACTAGACCACGGCGTGCGCCAGCTGGTGCAAACCATTGGTAGCTAACATTATCATTCTGCAAGAAGGTGCGTAATGTAATGTGGCTCGGTGGAACAACTACAGTGTTTCCAGATACATCGTTAGTTTGTGCAGCACCTGGGTAGTATACACCTAGGTACGGATCGTTAGTTGTTAGGCCAGTGCTGTTGTCAGCATTGTTGCTCCAGTTAACAATGTCAACAGTGTTAGGGGCCAAACGCATTGGTGTGTCACCGATAATAAATCCAGTGTTAGCACGGTCGTTGTTTAGACTTACCATGTTAGAGATTAACTCTGGATATCCAGGTGCAGCAATCAAGTTAAACGCAAATTGTTCTTCTCTTACTGCTGTGTTACCATCAACTGCTGCTTTTAGTGCAGCAACAACCATTGCTCTTTGTGCCTGTGTACCGGCATACATGCTACCGTTGTCTTTTAGGCCACTTGCATTTACCCATGTACCAACACTTAGTACACCCCAGTTTCCGTTGTTGTTTGGAGTTCCAGCACTACCAGGGATAGTATTACCAGAAATGTTTACGTAAACAACATTGTCGTAAACTACTTTAGCATTCGCTGCGTAGCTACCACTAGGACTGAAAGTGTCAATATTAAATGCGTCAGTACTGAAGTAGTTGTTTACAAAACGCTTAACGTTATAACCGCTACGGCGTGTGTTAAACAACAGAATACCACGTGGATATAGACGGTAGTCTGGGCAGTCTAGATCAGTGTAATTGCTAGTTAGCAAACCAACTGTGCTAGGCATATTGTCGCTTACTGGGTTTGTTGTTCCAGTAGAATCCCAACGTGCATCTGCAAATAGGATACCGTTTTGACCAACTTGGTCGGTATTGTCAATCTTTGCCCAACTGCTTCCGGTATAACGGTATAGTGCTGGGAAGTTTTCTAAATCACCAGAATCTAACCATAAATCACCAGCTACCAAAGAACTACCACTTACCTGAGAAGTAGGCTTAGATGCGCTAACAATTACACCAGTAGAGTCAGTTAAGCTCAGGTTGTAACCACGGCTATCGTAAGTTTCGTTCTTGTAACCCTTCCACCCAGTAGATGTGTTAACCATAATGTCAACTTCAACTGAGTTAGAGTAGTACCATAGTGTACCATCTGCAGGATCCTGTGTTGGCTCTACTAGGCTTGGTGTGTATACCAACGGTACCCAGTTGCCTAGCTCATAAGCTAAATTAGCTTGATTGTAGATAACGCCAGGAATAGTGATGTCACCAAAACCTGCTGTTTCAACAGGAGTTCCGCTTGTGCTCTTTAATAGCATGTTTCCACCATCTCGGTGTGTGAAGCTAATAAATCCACTTGATTCAACAGTTACCACAACGTTAGTAATTCCTGCTGTACCTAGTGCTAGCTGTGTATCTTGAACAAAACTGGTTTTAGTAGTTCCAGTCAAGGTTACTGTAGCAGTTACTGTAGATGCAGTACCAGGAGTTGTTACTGTGATTGTATAGGTGTTGCCGATTGTAAACGCAGGAGATGCTGCTGCGCTAATAATCTTAGTTTGGCCAGCTGTTCTACGAACGTATGGCTTAAACGAACCAAGACCAGATCCGTCAACGTTATAACGTACAAATACTGTTCCGGCCGCAATGTTTGCACCACCGCCGCTTGGGTCTAATCCATATAATGCATCGTGTGGGTGCTCAAATACTGGAGCGGCTTGCGCTGCCCATGTTCCGTTAGCTGCGCTGTACTTCTTAATCACAAAGTTTGCACCTTGGCCAATTGCGCTGGTCTTGAAGAATACGCTACCAGTTGGGCGGCCATTGGCGTCGTTGTCGCCGGTTCTCCATGCAGGAATACCTACGTATGTACCGTATGCAGTTGTAGGCAAGTTATAGTTAGATGGAGCAATACCGATGCTAGCAAGAGCTGTTTGACCAGCAGAGTTATTGTACCCAATAATTACGTTGCCTGTAGCAATGGCGCTGTTTGCTGTAATCTGTAGTTGGTTATTAACAACTTTAGCTTGTACACCAGTTACTGCCGCTGCGTTAATAACGTTTCTAACATCGGCTAGAGTTTTGTCAGATACAGTGCTACCGATTGTGATATTATTAACACCGTTAATAGAAATGTTAGCAGCCGGCGTGCTAGAAGCAACAAAGGCGTTAACGTTAGTACCGACGACCACAGGATTATCGGACTGCCAGCTACGGTTACCAACAAGATCCCAAGTGTTTACTGTGTTCTTTTTCCAAATTCTCCAGACGCTGTTGTAGTATGCGCCTTGGCCAGTAGTTGGGTTTGGAGATAGAACTGCTACATAATCACCAATAGATCCGTAGCTTGCCTGTGGACGGTTCACTGGATTACCAAAACCATCAGTTACAGTAACTACGTCACCACTGGTTGTTAGTACCGAAACAGTTTTCTTTTCAAAGTTACCTGTTTCACGATTCCACTCGTAAACACCCCAATCTGTTGCGGTTAAGTCCATCCAGAATGTTCCGTCTGCAACAGAACCAACAGGACGTACAGATGTTGGGACTAGTTCATTTAAGTCAATATCGGCACGGATAGCAAAAACTCGGTTACTGATACCAAGTGCGCTGTATGCTGCCATTAAACCGTATTCGTTACGTTCATCTCCATGCAGTGCTGTACCTGCTGCGCTTTGTTGGAATGTTGGGTAACCAAAAGCACTAACTAGTTCACGTTGACTAGCATAAGCTTGTAATTTTCCTGCATTAGCTTTGGTTGTTCCAGCCGCCACTGCGCCAGAAGGATTTGTTTTATCTTGGGCTGTAGCCAAAAGTACTAGAGGTACAGATCCTACTGCGCCCGGTACGTATTGACTTTCATCGGTTACGCTTAATTGTAAACCTGGAGAAATTAGTGCCATATTGTGATTCCTTTATGTTACACGATATGAATATTTATTAACAATCTAGAAAAAATGGTAAGTAACAGTACCCTTTCAAAGGTTTTGTAAAAATAGATATGTCAAATATTGGATTTGTATACGAATGGACCAATAATGTTAACGGTATGAAATATATCGGGAGTCACGTTGGGTCCGAAGACGATGGCTATATTGGGTCTGGTACGGCGTTTCGGAAAGATTTAAAACATTACGGACTGCAATCGTTTACTAGAAAAATACTCGAGTATGCCGACGACGAGAAAGAGCTCGCTGAATTAGAACGAGAATGGTTAACAAAAGTTAATGCTCGCGATAACCAAATGTACTACAATCGTACCAATGGTTCGTCTGTTGTTAAAAAGAAAAAACGTATACAGAGATCCCGCGGTCTCTGTAAAACTTGCAATAACAAACCCGTTGCAATAAATTATACAGATACACTAGGCATAACACACTACCGCACTCAGTGTGACACTTGTCTGCGACAAGGAAAGAAGATTAAACCTGTAAGCCCGGGCTGGGCCAGGGCCGGATATAAGAAAAAGCCGCAGTGCGAGAAATGCGGCTTTGTAGCTAAGATGTTTAGTCAGTTAAACGTGTTTCATGTTGACGGAAACCTAAAAAATAACGACTGGGTCAATTTGAAGACTATTTGTTTAAACTGTACAGAAGAAATCTATAAATCTAAACTTAAGTGGAAACCTAGTCCACCTGTACAAGACTTTTAAGTTCGCCGTATAAGTGCTCAATGCTCTTATTGTTATCAATTACATAATCAAAGTCGGTTCCCGCCCAACTCGATTCGCTGGCATGGATTTTGTTATCTTTTAACCATTGTGCTGCTTTAGTATCTCCGCGGTTCGCTGACTCAGCAATGCTGTACCAATGGGGGGTAATCCCTCTGCGAATCCATGCAATTTTTGCACCTTGCTCCTTAAGCCCTTTAATTTCGTTAGGGAAACGACAGTCAGTGATAACAATGCTGTCTTTGCTTTGTTGTAGCTTATGTTCTAAGCTTGCAATCCAAATATCATCATGGAAGTAAGCTCTTAGCACATCTGTTCCCCAGTTTTGTAACACCCAACGCGGAGTTAGTGTAGGCATGTTTAGTCTAGTAGCCCACCAAACATCAACTTGCTCTCTCCATTCACGGCTTGCAGTTGTACGTCCTTCTAACAGTTCCCTGTCCCAACCAAAGATAGCAGACACTGCATCTTTGAGACTTGACGCAAAGCTTTCTCGTTTAAACCCGTGAAAGTTTACCAAATAATCTGCTGCGGTGTCTTTTCCGCTACCAATTAACCCACAAATTCCAATGATCATAAAAATGCCCTAACAGTGTAGGGCATTGTAACACTTGATTAAAAGCGAAGTCAATTATCCTGTTATCCAAGTCATTGGCATTCCACCGTCTTGGAAGCGTTTTAGTTCTTCTTCTAATGCAGCCATTTCTTCTTTGGCTTCTGCAATAAGTGCTGTACCGTTTAGCTGTGTTCCACCTTGTGGGCCTGCAATACTAGCAAACTTACTACGTGCTTCACCGAGTGTGCGTTTAGCAAATGCATATGCATATTCTTGCAACCACGGAAACGCCATGTAGTCGTTGAGTAGCATCCAATCCGGCTTGTGGTTGTACAACCATAACAAGCAGGATTCGGCATCCTCGGTTGTTGCAGCACCGGTACTTTGGTATGGCATCTTACGAACAATCGTTAGTTTCTTAGTTGTTTTGTTCCATGTAAAATTCATGAAGCCACCGAACATCTTCATTGACAGTTTTTGGTAGTCAACAAACAGTTCGTAGTTTGTGAGTCCACCGACACGACCTGCAACTAACATGTAGGTGTTTAAGTATCCGCTTGAGAACGGTTCAAACTGGCTAGCAGTTGTTCCAGAAACACTGCCAATACCACGACGGAACACTTGACGGACTTCCATTACTTCTTGTGGGAGAATGTATTCTTGTGTCTCTGGTAGCAGTTTAATAAATGCATAGGATTCTTCTACTGCATTGCTACTGCGCTGGCGGTACTTAATCAGTGCCTGTGTAATTGACATTTCGTAGTGTTCTTTTTCTAGTTCAACGTCAACTATCCCGTCGGCTAATCTGAACCTAATGTAGTCCACAATTTCGGCACGTTTTTTATTCGCACTGTCGTATTCTGTGGGGTCGTATTGAATGTGCCCGTTACCTGTTCCGGTATTGGGATCATATAAATTGTCTGTAATTAAATTACCTTTTGCATCATAGATGCTTGTGTCTTTTGTGGCCATAGAAAAAGTCCTAGTACCAGTATTTATTACTGATAGCCAGGACTTTGGTTAAGTGGTAAGCATGTCCCAAATAGCGTACTTTTCGTACTTTTTCCACTCGGGTCCACAGAATGTCTGTTCTAATTCTCGATGCCTTAGCTGATACTTTAGATTAGTTATTTCTTTTACTGCGCTAGGACGAACTGGAAGTTTTGTATTTTGAACATGTTTAATTTTGTTCTTTAACCACTCCTGCTCATACTCGAGAGAGTTAAGCCGTTTTGGGTCATGCTCCGACCTTAAGTAGTAGGATATCATTGCTGATCCTTCCGTTTAGTTTGGTTTCGACTGCTTTAATGTCTTTGATAAATGTACGCAAAGCAATTTTGCCCGCTTTTGCAAACTCTTTAAGTTGTTCTTCGGGCTTACGCAGAGTTTTGCAGACAGATTTATCTTCATCGTAACCTGTAATACTAGTACCTTTCACAGACAAAGTATGATACGGTGCTGCTACATATTTGCCCAACTTACGAGT